TGGAATGCCATGGTGGGAAAGACAACTGACGAGATGCTTCTAACAATACCAGCTACTTTGTTTTCATAGGGTGTAGCCTTGGGTACCTGAGGGATACCATCGGGAAGGAAGAAATTAATAGCATCAGCTGCAAAGTCAGCGACACCAGTAATGGCAGCCATGTCAAGCTCGCCACCTTCTTTCCTAATCTGTTCTAAATCAATGTTGCCTTCTGCGTCTCTGTATGGACCTTCCGTAGAAGGTGCAGAAGTCTCTTCCTGTTGTGCGGCTTCTTTGGCTGCCATAACAGCCTGTGTGGCTTGTTGCTCCTGCGGCGTAGGCACCTCTTGAGATGCCTCCAACCTCTGTTCGATCTCTAGTCGTTGTTCGTCAGAAAGTTGAGTTTGCCGCTCTTGCTCATCCAGCACAAAATCCTCACCTAGGTTAGAGTATTCTGAGGGATTTTTCATCTAAATCGATTAGCAATTTGAATCAGTTTTTGTGCATATTCAGGGTCAGTTGCGTAACCCTGTTGCTGCAACATCATCGCCGCTTCTTCTAAAGAAGTAGCATTGTTTACACCCTGATAACCGGGGTAATCTTTATACCATTTATTTACCAGATCACTTACAGACTCTTGAGGTGAGCTGTAGTTTTTAAAGTTAGCAGTCTCTGTACCCTCAACGCCATCACGGAATTCTGTTGTCTGCTTTGCTGTAGATGATTCGCTTGCTGTAGCTTTCATGCCAAAGAAATTGTTAGTACCAGACAAAGCAGTACCACCAGCTGATTCAAGGATCATCTGTGCAGCAACCAGCTCAGGGAACTTAGCCCCAGCTGAACCAGCCATACTGACAAAACTATCGATTGTCTTACGTTGTTGGCGAGTAAATCCTAGATCACCAGACATCTGTGCACCAGCACGTTTAATCATCGACGGTTCACCAGACAAGAACAACTTACGCATTTCTGGAGATGCTGCGTCCACCATAATAGAGGAAGGTGTCGGAGCAATCAACGGTTTGTTATCACCAGTTGCTGTGTTGTTTGCCATCCTATGTGCATTAAAAACCTCACTAGGTGCTAGCCCAGTTGATTCTGCAAATCTGAGGATACCAGGCGGGTATTTCATAGAACCTGTAGTAGACGATGCATAGGCTGCATCCATCTCATTAGAATCAGCCAGTACAAAAGGTTTGTCTACAGCACCACGTCCATGCTTAAGAATTTGGTTATCGATATAGTTGTTCTTTTCCTGTCTTTCAACATCAGAACTTTCGATATTAGGGAACACCAGCCTGTTATTTAAGAAGCCGGTGTCTTGGTAAAAGGGACTAGACTTGTCCCCATTACGACCAAGGTCAACCATTTTGTTGACATTTTCGAGTGCTTTGAGTGGATCATTAGTTAGTTTTACTTGCTTAAGGTATTCACTTTCTAGGCGTGCTTGTACCAGAAATGTCTGGGCGTTGCCTTGCTCTTCGTTAGGATTAATTTTAGTGAGGCTACGTGCCGTAGCTTTAAAACCTTTTTTAATACCTAATGCTTCAGGACCATACTTGGCTTCTTCCTGTTGTGTATAAAGCGTACGAGCTTGCTTTTGAACTGTAGGATCTTCAATGCTGTTGATAAAAGGCAGATCAAGAATACCATACTTAGCACGCTCATTGACAGTATGAACTACCAAATCTTTATTCTTCTTTAGCGCGGCACGTTCAATAGCTGCAATGGCAGGGGGTACTGTCATATTCTTGCTATGATACCGCTCCAACACCAAAGCCTGGGCTTGCCTCGGATCTTGATCATACGCTGCTCGAATGCTATCGATGTTAGCGTTGACCCATTCTCTATCCTCTGCTTTTTTTAGACGTTCATCACGTTCAGCACGCCTGACAACCGCATCTTGACGTTGCTGAAGTGCAGGGAGCCAACGGGATTTCTCCCACTCTGCAGCGTAACCCTTACCGCTACCAGTCAGGTCAATAGAACCGAGAAGCTCTACATCAGAATCAGGGTTTGCGATAAGTTTCTGGAATGCTTCGTGTGCAGCAGCTGCTCCTTTAGCATCTTTCCTAAGATGAAATGCCATAAGGATGTCATCAGCCTTCCCGCTAGACTCAAGGTCTACAGCCGTCTGTTCGATGGCTTGGAGGGTCTGATTGATAGCGTTAGCTCTAGCATTACGTCCACTTACCTCAGCCGTAGCATCCATTTTTTTAATGGCATCAGCTAGATAACTTGCGTTACCACCAAAATAATTGACAATCAGCTTCTTAGTTTGAAATGCTAAATCAGCGTCAAGTAGCGGGTTGCTTAAAGATTCTATACCACTATATTTTGTACCATCAGCAGCGGTATATATTTTTTCAGTCCCCTGTTGACGTTTATTTAAAAGATGGTTATACGCTTGGAAGGCTCTTCCATTATCAATGTTCTGCCCAGCTCTACCTGTCATACCGTGGTTGGCTACATAACCCTTTAGAGTTTCTAGCCTATCCTCGTTCTGTAAAACGCCATTTACAGTAACGTCGGTATTTAGCCGAAGAGCGCCTTTAGTTTGTGCTTTTCGGGCTGCTTCCCATTTTTCAATTTTTTCAAGAGGTTCAGGCTCGCCGCTAAATTCACCAGCTTTCTTTATTTCTTCAGCCTCTTGCTTGTCCATGTATGCCTTAGCAAATCTGCTAATGCTAGCCAAACTGGACATTGCAGAATCAAAATCCCGCTTATCTTGTTCACCTTGCTTTACAGCCTGTTGTGCCAAGGCAAGGCTCTGACCCTCAGTATTCTTGAGATTCTGCATCTCAATAGCCTGATTCTCGCGAGTGATACGATCAGTGTATGCCTGATCTTCTCGCATTGCTTGTTCTTCACGCTGACGCTGTGCTGTCTCAGCTGCGTCACGGCGTTCCATACCACGGATAACTCGGTTGCTTTCTTCACGCATCCGGTCGATACCCGCTGTACTAAGTTGTTGTGGATTAAACCCCCTGGTGCGTGCAGAAGGTCGATACTGGATACGTTGCATAATTTACGGTTTAACGAAAGGTGTTGCAATAGAAGCGATCGACCCAAGGGTATTAAGTACACCAGCGAACCGACTTTCTGTAACAGGCGGTGGTACAAATCCAGGTAGAGCTTCCATGCGATCAACAAAGATACGCTCAGGCGGTAGCTCAGGTGCTGGATCATATGACAACCTTTCAGGGAAAAGCATCATACCTTCTCTTGTATTAATGTCAGCAAACTGACGGTCAAGTGCAATTTGTCTAAGGTTACGTTCAGTCTGAGCAATGGTGCTCTTCATGTTCTGCCTCATAACCTCTTGGTTAGCAGCAGCAGTTTCTTCTGCATTAGCAATAGTGTTCTCAATACGTTCGATATTAAGACCAACTCCAGCCAGTTCCAGGGAGGTATCAGCTTGAAGCTCAGCAAGTTGGATAGCAGCCTGTCTATTTCTACCAGACAACTCACCATCTAAAGCCATCAGACTACGCTGCAAGGCAGCCATATTAGCTTGTGCACCTTTAGCAGTAGACTTACCTGCCTGACCAAGCTGGGCTTCTCCCTGAGCAAGTAGACTTTCAACCATGGCAGTCTCTTTATCCATGGCACTTTTTTGAGACAACTCTTTAATGTTGGCTTGGATGTTCTGAGCACCAAAAGATGCTCTGTTTTTAATACCTTGTATATTAAGCTGCTGCCCTTGCTTATCTATGCTTCCTTCAAAATAAGCCTGCTTAAGAGCACCCAAATTGTTGTCATGCTCAAACTGATGCTGAATAAACGCCTCTTGGATAGCAGCATGTTCTTCATCTACAGCTTGTGCTTCTGCTTCAGCGTTCAGACCAAGCTGAGCATTACCAATAGTCATGCTCTTTTGGTACTGTTTAAGGCTATTAAGATAGTTAAAATCTTGGATTTCAGCACCACGCTGCCACTTCTGCATGTTAGTCTCATGACTAAAATCACGCATTGCGTAGTAATTATCTTTATCAGCTTGGTCTAACTTATCGTTATGTTCGTTAGTTAGTTTAGCAACCTTTTCATTATAAATTCTTTGCTCTTTAGCAGCTTTTTTTCTTTGCTTGTTACGCTTACCAGCACCACCGTCAAGGATTCCAAAGATATTCATCTCAAGACCAGAGACAGCAAGCTGTTGATCCAGTAAATTTTCTTTTGGATTAAACATCAAGCCCTCCTATAGAATCGTGGGGAATAGTTACCTTCCCACATCATTGACACCAACGATACAGGGTATGGAAAATCACTTGTCACTTTTAATTCAAAATTAGTATTACGTTGATGGATGGGGACAATAAATTGCCTCTCCGATTTAACAGGGTTAGTGTCAGCTGAGTAGCGGTCACCATCTGTTGTATGCTCTACAGGCTTCCATTCATTAGAACCATCAGCCTTGACTTTAAACCTGACGGAACCTGTCCTGCCAACAGAGAACTTAATCCTGGAAACAGTCAAGGTAGCAGTAAAGTCAGTTTCGTTAGCCTCAGGGCGGTAGTACATTTTAGGTAGCTCGACTTCAAAGTCATAACCATAACCTACGATGATACCATCAGCATAGTCTGTAAATTTACCCTTAACTTCAAAGTACCGGTAGTTAGTACTAGACTCAGTACGCTCCAATGCTGATGCATAGTAACCGTCATCTGAATCGATAACTGAAGCAGTGCCTACATCTGCCGTAGGGACAGCAAGATACATCACTGCTGCTTTAGCATCAATGGGTGTGTATGGTACGTAAATCTTAGTGATATCGTTTGTCTCATCGTACACTACAGCTTCTACAGAAGCGTGAGGTTTGACAGGACGTGTTGCCATATCTAGACATGGAGTACCAGTCATGCTAGTAGAGGTTGCTGTAACCTCACCAGTCGGGATTTCGTCTAGTGTGATCTTACCAATCGTGTACTCATCTTCGTGCTGAGATACAACGGTGACATCATCATCGATAATATCAGCAGCTTGGATTGTACCGGGCAGTTGCCACTTAACCCATGCTTGGAATAGATCCTTCTCTCCGTTGTTATAAAATCTGTAGAGATATACATATGATGTCTGGGTGTCAGTCAACATGACTACAGAGTTCTGTGGGCTGACTGTAAGAGCATCAACTGTATCAGGGATCCACTCTAGCACAACCTTGCTGATGTCTACTACCAGGGGGCTCTGCTCAATCTCACGAAGTTGGAGGGTAAACAGCTTAGAGTACCCAGGCACTCTGTTAACAAATGCTGCTGTAGTACCTACGTCAACAGGTGAAATATCAGATGACATCTCATAGTTAGAGATAGACCTGATCACTGTTGTTTTAGGTGTCATCGTAGTTGCACTAGCAGAATACACCTGGAACTGCTGGCGAGCACTAAATAACAGCAAGCCTTGTGGAGAAGGCAGTACGTCATTCAAGACCACAGGACGGACACTAGCTACGTTCAAATCAATAGGATCCGAATCAACTTGAGTCAGTGCTGATTTAACAAAAAAGTTAAATGAGTCATTAGCAACACCAAGGAAGATATTATCCTCTGATAGCAAACCAAACCTATTGTTATAGAAGAAGGTAGATGTAACCTTATCACCAATAAAAGACGGTTTAGGATTGCTGTTATCATCACCTACCAGCCTAGCAGTCCAAGGAATTGGTTTAAAATTAAAGGTAGTAGCACCTGTATTCTCCAGCTGGAAAGGCATGGTAGCTGCATCTAGACCTGGGGACACGTCTCTAGCAATAGCTTCTTTCCAGAAACCCTTACCACGTGTACCATTAAATGCTTCAAACTCCAAATAATAATCATCATCAGCAGAGTTTGTGTTCCGCACTTTTACGTGATGACCGTTGTAAGATTCGGTAGGCAAATCAGCAGATGAACCTACACTATCTTGGAATGTTTCAATACCGATGTTACCAAGACCACCCTTAGCTTCAATAGTAAAGGCTGTAGCAGCTCCAGTAGGGGCTGTGTAGTCTGTAACGACAGCGTTGGTACCTGCAGTACGTTTAATAACCAGGCTGTTTGTATAGGCTTCTAAGGACCATACACCGTTAAAATTTGCATTGCTGGCAGTATGTTGTGCTTCAATAGTTGCCTTGAGAGCATCCACTAGATGATGGTTTGTGTTGACATCACTAGAGTCATACACAAGCATGTCATCAAACGTTGTAGCACTCTGTGCCGACACCGTAGTTGTAATACCTTGAATAGTAACGATATAATCCAGACCGCTGGTAACTGAATTTAGTTTCAGTGTACCTACAGCGTTTGCAGTATATGTATTATCAGACTGCATGGCTGTGGTTACCGTTTTGTTAGTAATAACAGTGACATCCTGCACACTACGGAAGTGGTAGTCTGACTGCTTTGTACCAGTTAAATATGCAGTACCAGTATTGTTTACAGTACAGAAGGTACCATCTTCTTTAGTCCATACATAGACGTTAGTACCCTTAATAGCTCCAATGTAAGAACCAGCGTTGTCACGGTCAATAAAGAACCATGCAGCACCAGCTAGTTCTGACTTGCTAAACGCAGTGCCATCAGCTTTCTTCAGTACGTTAACATGCTCCATGCCAGGTCTTTTAAGGAGACCATAGGTAGGATCAGGGTACCCGTTAACACACTCTGTTACTTGGTTGATTAATTTTTTGTCATCATTTTGGCGGGATACACCACCAAGGAAATTAGGAATTGTCTGGGTTATTGCTGGCATTAGCGTTGCAAGGTATGGAACGGCTTGTAAGGACGGTAGAAGTTGCCGCTGTCAGGTGCTCCAAAGAATGTAAAATCACCTTGATTACATTCGTATTCCATAGCTTGTGAGCGGGTAGTCAACTCTTTTTGCTGCAGGATTTGGTACTGATTGGAGTCGCCAATAATACGGCTAGATACAATGGCAGCTGCACGAGCTACAATGTGAGCTTGGATAGGTGCAGGGATATTCTCCCATTCAAAATACCAAACAATATCTACATAAACAGTTTCAGCAGTCCATGTGTACGAGTGAGCTTTTTTGTCATACAGCTTACCGCCACGGAAGACAGCTTCTTTTTCAATGTTCTCAGGATACTTTCCATTAAGATCCATTTGCAGAACATCGTCGGCAATCCTGATCTCATCATTAGAGTCAGGTGTAATTTTATAATCGAACTCAGTATTGAAAGTCCATCCTTCGCTCTGTACCTCACGTGACACTTCTCTCAGGGTGTTGAGTGCAATCGCAACGTCCGGGTTGGTTTGAGTTTCAACTCTAGTTGTAACCTCACTACGTGTTAGTGTACGGGATGATACGGTCTGTGAAATGTTCACAGTGTAATTATACGTAACAGGATTAGTCGATTGCTCTACACCAGCAACAGCAATAGACGTACCATCTGTAACACCAGTTCCGCCGATGTAAGTACCGACAGGGATATTAGCAGTTTCAGTAGTCAAAGTGGTGCCGGAGATAGAGCCGGTAAAACGGCTAACCTCACTAACAACAAAGGTTTCTTCAGTTGTCAACGTGGTAACAGGAGCCTGACCAACTGACGCCAGGATCTGATTAACGGCTTTTAGTTCAGTGGAGCCAGTAGATAGGTAAGGCATAATTGCAAATGAGTATTATTCTCAATAAAGAATTAAAAAAAAGGAGCCCCCGAAGAGGCTCCCGTAT